AGCACAAGCAGATAAACTATGTGAATATAGTTATCATAGTAATAATAAAGAGTCTGAAGAGAATTTAAGAATGTTTAAAGCAGGTGAGATAACTAAGTTATCTACTGTAATGCAACTTAATGAGGGTGTAAATATACCAAATCTTAGACAAGGTATTATTATGCATGCATATGGTAATGAGAGAAAGGCAAGTCAAAGAATTGGTAGGTTATTAAGACTTAATCCAGATGAAAAAGCTATTGTCCACATACTATGTTATGTAGATACAGTAGATGAAAAATGGGTTAAAGAAGCATTAGAAGGTTTTGACCAGACTAAAATTATTTGGAAAGATTTTAATATTTCATTATATTAATAGTATGGAAGAGACTAAAACACACAAACTGGCAATTTACAATGATGATGTAAATTCCTATGATTATGTTACAGCATGTCTTATAAGACTATGTCAACACAATCCTATTCAAGCAGAACAATGTGCTATTACAGCACATAATGTAGGAAAATGTGTAGTTAAATCTGGTGCTTTCTTGGATATGTTTGAATTAAAAACTACTTTTGATGATCTAGACATTAAATCTGAAATTGAGGAATATGCAAGTGATTTGTATTAATGATGAGAATAGGCCAAAAAAAATCTCTCCATATGAATGGATTGAGGAAGGTAAAACCTATACTGTTGTAGAAGTATCTAAAATGGGTTTACAAGCCGGTAAATTTGGATATAAACTTAAAGAAGTACAACTATCAGAACAATCATTTCCATATGAATATTACAATGCAGACAGATTTTTACCAATAGAAACATTAGTACAAGTTGCTGAAGAATTAAAATCAGAAGAGATTCCTGCAGATCTAGAACTAGTTTAACTTAAAACATATGGAAGAGTACACTAAAGAAGATGTAGTGGAAGCTCTTTTAAAAATTCCTAACAAATCAAGACATAGAGTATTAGTTGATCAAAGAAGTTACTTAGTGGCTATTTTAGCTTATAGATTTTTATTAACTGAGAACACTATTGCTGGTCTTACTGGTTTTAAAAGAGATAAAGTAAACTACAATAAAAAACTTGCATTACAGTTACATGCAGATAAGTCTTATCAGCAAAATGTCTATGTGTATGCTCAAATGTTTCCATTTGATTTTAGTGTAATTGAACCTAATGAAACTGGTAGTAACAGATCAAAAAGAATTGAACTTGATCTTGATAGAAAGTTTTATAACAAGTTAAAAGCAATTGGAAATATAAAAGGTCACTCAGATATAAGAGTAACAATTAAATTTTTCTTAGAAAAAAGTATAAAGATATGGGAAGAATGAAAGAACTTTGTATGGATATTATTGAGGCCAATGGTGGGATACCTGAAGGCATGACTATACAGGATATAGTCAAAATGAAAGAGTTAGAAATTTATAATTGGTATGAGTATGAACGACAACAAGAGAAAAACAGACTACAACAGTATAAACAAGAAAATACAGGAGAGACTGGAAAGGTTGAACAAGTCAGCAAAAAATTCTCCCAAAGGTATGGAGAAGCCAAAGAACAAAAAAACAGTGAACAATGAAGAAGGTGATTAATTTATTATTAGCAGTATTAACTACAGGATGTGTTAGTGCTCAGTGGACTTATAAAACAGTAGATAATGGTTTTGATGAACCATATAAAATTGCACATACAGCAGAAAATAATGGTGCTTTTCTTAAACTAGAAAAGGTTGATACTTTTGTTATATGGTATATCCAAGGTGGTTATTATTGTGATGATAAACCTGATATAGATGTAGTATTTGTTGTAAAAGGTGTAAATAAAAAATACAACCTAAAAGGTACAAAAAATGAAAAGAACAATGTAGTATTCTTTCCATGGAACTTAGACATAGATGAAAACTTAAATGCAGATTTTAAAGGTGCTTCATCAGTAAAAATCAGAATAAATGAAAGTTATTGTACATCAGAAGTATATGAGTTTAACATGAGTAACAGTAAAGCTGCTTATGATTTTATGATTAAGTAATGTTACACTTTATTAAGTACCTAGTGGTATGGATAAGCCAAAACTTGTCCATACCATTCTGGATGGTGGGTCATGTGCACCTGTCCGTAAATATTTATCAAGACATATATGAGTTATTAGCATCATTTGGTATGAATATCATTGTTGCTGTAGGATTTATTATTGATTATTTAGAACAAAAAAAGAAGTTATGAAAGAAGTATTATTAGCCTTGATGATAGGCCTGACAATTTGTTATGAGACATATGTATTACTTAAAACAAGAGGCTTTGTAAGAGCTCTGTATATACTACCTAAAGATGCAGATGAAGAAAAAACAATAAGAATAGTAGGTGGTTGTTTCTCCCTAATCTATCTTGTATGGCTGATTTTAGGTATGGCACTTAGTGGATTATGGTATGCATACTTAGTTATTTTTATATTATCTGTTTTGCAGTCTCCTGTAGCTAAACATTTTAAGAAACATGAGCAGTGGGAAGCTTTAATAGTATTTAAGAAAATAGACTGTGTTATATCTATAGCTATTCTTGTATGGTTATTCTTTGCACATTTTCATCCTGAAGTTCTTGGATGCTGGAAAATTAACCTTTAAATCAGAATAAGATGGTGGTTGAGAAAGTTACCAGAAAATCTATGATTATAAGACCAAGTGGGAGGAGTACTGATTTTATCAGTCCCTCCTTTGGTCATGGCTGTTTGTATAACTGTACTTACTGTTATATGAAAAGACATAAGCCGGAAGGATTATCTGTAGCTACAAATACTATGGATATCCTGACAGAAATTAATTCACATGCTTATTTTTCTACAGTAGAGAAACCAAATCAAACAGGAGAGTATGTAACCTATGATATCTCTTGTAATGAAGACTTTGCTCTGCATGCTAAATATCATGAATGGAAGACAATCTTTGGATTCTTTAGAGATCATCCACTTGCTATGGGTTCATTTGCCACTAAATATGTAAATGGAGAATTATTATTATTTAATCCAGAAGGTAAAATTAGAATAAGATTTAGTTTGATGCCTGAGAAATGGAGAAAGATTCTTGAACCTAATACAAATTCTCTTGATGAAAGACTTAGAGCTGTAAAATGGTTTATTGATGCTGGCTATGAAGTACACTTAAACTTTAGTCCTGTAATAGTACATGATGATTGGTTAACAGAGTATGAGTTCTTATTTGATATAATTGACAAACATTGTTATATGTATCATTGGCCACAAAACTCTATCAAAGCTGAAGTAATATTTCTTACTCATAATGAAGATAAGCATCAGTATAATCTACAGCATAAACTTCCAGGTGAAGATTTACTTTGGGTACCTAAAATACAAGAAAGTAAAGTATCTCAGTATGGTGGAAAGAATCTTAGATATGAACACAACAGAAAAGCAGATTACATCAAACAGTTTGTTGAGTTACATGATAAGATAATACCTTGGAATACAATTAGATATATATTTTAGTTATGAGACTTAGAGATACAGAACTTATAGGTAGGAGACTTGTAAAGTATGGGTTCTACAGATCTAAAACAGATCATCAAAACTATAGATATCATAATCTTCAAGGAGCAATAACTATTCAGTTTCAAAGATATGGAGTTGTAGGGTGGTCAGCTTTAATAATTCATGAGATAGATTCACATACTACAATTAAGTTTGATGAATATGAAGCTTTATTTACTCCAGAGTGGTTAGTAGAAGAACATAAGAAATTACAAGCAATGTTTAAATTTTTAAGAGGATGATAAAGAATTTTAGTGATCCAAAGATTAAGGGATTAATCGTGGGTATTTGCCATGAACATTGGCATGTTGCAAAACCAAGTGACAGTAATATTGGATATTTATGGTATATGTATGCAGCAGGTACCAAAGTTGGAACATTCAGACCATTTATTTTCTTTGCAGAATTAAATTTACTTGTTAAGACAGGTTATATTACTGAAGAAGAGAAACTTAATTTGCTTGGAATGTTGGATAGTTCAGATGAAGACAATGCAAATATTATGGCTTTTTCTTTATTAACTTTGAGAAATAATAGGCTAAAAGACCTTGGTGTTTATACTTTGGATAATGATAAATACAAGGAAATTGACTATATTAGAGATATTATTAACACTGAAATATTTATAGGACAATGGCAGAAATAATTTTAAAATTCAAAGAAGATGAACTTGAAGATGCAAGAACTGCAATAGATGGTTGGAAATGGAAAGGTGCTATGTGGGAACTTGATCAATGGCTTAGAGGTGAGATAAAGTATAATGAAAAGATATCTGGAGAAATAGATGCTGCTTATCAAGCTGTTAGAGATAAGATCCGGGAGATTTTAAATGATGATAACTTAAATATAGAATCATGAAAGAATTAGTTCAAATTATTGATACACTTTGTGTAACACTAGTAACACTGGTATTTATGTATGGAGTTTATAAACTGTTAATGGATTAATATGGAATGTGTTAAATGTGGAGCTCC